ATAGCCCGCTATTGACTACATATCTCGAACTCCAATCTGCTTCAACATAGGCTCAATCTGTCTCGGAATAAATTTAAAACAGCTTCTAAGTTGTTTGAGAAATACGAGTATTTTGTTGTCCATTTTATCATTTAGTTTATAACGTAAAGTCGGAAGCGTGTTATAGGTTTGTAAAAGTTTGGGAAAAATTCGTACCTTTGTCACCCGCTATGGCAATCGGGCCGTTAAGTTTCGATGAATCGGGATTGTTCGAATGTCTTGTATTCATTCCATGTACGGGTGTTGCCTATGCTTTTTCGAAAACAGAAAATTCTATGTCTGCACCGAAAAGACTCTTAGCTATTATAAATCCTATATCGGGAACAAAAGATAAGGAAGAAATCCCTGCTCTGATAAGGGAGGTAATAGACCCTTCGAAATATCGGGTGGAATGTGTTTTTACACAGTATGCGGGGCATGGAGCCGAATTGACTCGCCGGGCCGTGGACGAACGTGTGGACATCGTGCTGTCCGTAGGCGGAGACGGGACTTGCAACGAAATAGCCCGGGAGCTTATCGATACTTCCACGGCATTGGCTATCGTTCCGGTAGGTTCGGGCAATGGGCTTGCCCGCCATTTGGGTATATCGATGGACGTGCGAAAAGCTCTCGAAATTATCAACGACGGGCAGATCGTAGATTTGGATTATTGTACGGCAAACGATCGCCCTTTTTTCTGCACTTGCGGGGTCGGCTTCGATGCTTTGGTGAGCTTGAAATTCGCGCAAGGAAAACGCCGAGGAAAATTGTCGTATGTGGCTAAGGCTCTTACGGAGTATCTCAAATATAAATCGGAAACTTATCAAATCGAAATGCCTGACGGGACGGTGACCGAAAAGGCTTTCTTGATTGCCTGCGGCAATGCCTCGCAATATGGTAATAATGCTTATATAGCCCCTCATGCCAGCATGCAGGACGGGAAAATCGATGTCACGGTGCTTATGCCCTTTACCCCGTTCGATACGGCTGCATTGGCTCTTTTGCTATTTACCAAACATATCGATCAAGATTCCAATATCAAGAGCTTCACGACCGAATCGCTCACGATTAAGAGGGAAAAGCCCGGTGCGATACATCTCGACGGAGAGCCCATAGAGATGGGAACCCGCATAAATGTGCGTTGTTTCAAAGGTGGATTGCATGCGCTCATTCCCTCGGGTGAACCGAAACGCTCTATTATCGAACCTTTCGCTTCGGTTTTTTGGGAATTTATCGAAACCGTTCGTCAGGAGTTGAATATTTGATTTTTGTACTTATCGATTATCAGCTAGTTCGATAACTTCCAAATCCTTAAATTCTCCCTTATCGATGGCAAAGCGTACCAATGTACGTTTTTTGTGGAATCCGTACATTCCTGCGGCTCCCGGATTGATGTGCAGGCAGTGTAGGGTTTTGTCATAAAGAACTTTCAAGATATGCGAGTGACCCGATATGAATAATTGGGGAGGGTGTATGTATATTTCTGGGGTCACTTCGCGTGCATATCGGCCCGGATAGCCCCCTATGTGTGTTATCCATATATCGGTATTTTCGATGCTGAAACGTTGGTGCTGAGGATAGCGAATCCGTAACTCTTGACCGTCGATGTTCCCGTATACCGCCCGAAATGGTTTCAAGGCTTCGAACCGGTCGGCGACTTGGACTGAGCCTATATCTCCGGCATGCCAGATTTCGTCACATTCGGCAAAATATTTTTCGTAACGGTCGTCCCACCATGCATGGGTGTCGGACAACAAACCAATTTTTACCATATCGTTTTTATGATTTTTCTATGTGGTAAAAATACGGCAATAATTTGTAAAGTAGAAAAAAAACTTCTACATTTGTCCCCGTAATAAGAAATGAAAAACTGCGGTAGTAGCTCAGTTGGTAGAGCATCAGCTTCCCAAGCTGAGGGTCGCGAGTTCGAGTCTCGTTTGCCGCTCGATGAATAGAGAGCTTAATATTCTGATAGTTAGGCTCTCTATTATAAAATCCACCGTACCATTAAAAGATTAAAAAAAAGGTATTTCTGTCCAGTGGTGGACGAAATCACTTGTCGAAAACGAGTCCTTTTAATTAATCTATTATGGCTACTATCAAATTAACAATTATTCCTGCAAAGAAGTTAAAAAACGGTTCTCATAAAATTAGAATCGCAATATGTCATAAGCAAGTGACAAGCTACATTGTTACCCGTTTCGTAATAGATTCTGAATCTCAATTTAAAAATGGTCAAGTTGTTAAACGAAATGATGCGGCTATCATTAATACAAAGCTGAGAAATCTTCTTAATTTATATCAGGAAAAACTAGATAATATAAGAAACATAGGTCTATATACAAGTGCTCAACTGAAGAATATGTTAGAAAATTCGTCCAGTGATGAGATTCCTACTTTTGCTGAAATATGTAAACTGTATATTAAAACTTTGTTAGAAAATAACCAAAAAGGATATGCTGGTATCATGGATAGGAGTTTACGTAAATTTACAGAATTTACAAATGGAGATCTTCTTATCACAGATATAAATAAGGATATTATCAGTAATTATGATAAGTTTTTGAGAAAAAAATCATTGTCGAAAGCTTCGATTTCTATAGAATTAAGAAATATAAAAACAATAATCAATCGTGCTATTAAAGAGCATAATGTTATAATACAAGATCCATTTAATTCTATTAAAATATCGGCATCAAGGGTAAGAGATATATGTGTTAGTGTCGAAACTATAAATATGATTAGATTATCGAACCCAACAAGTAAAAAATTAGTTATGGCTCGTGATTTATTTTGCCTATCATTCTATTTGGGCGGGATAAACCTTATAGACTTATTAGATATAGATTTCCGAAATATGAATATAATTTCATATATAAGACAAAAAGCAAAGAATATGACAGATGAACAAGTTGTTACTAGTTTTGATATTCCAGAATGCGCAAAACCAATCATAAAAAGATGGATAAATAATAAAACCGGGAAATTAGATTTCGGATACAAACTGTCATATAATAATTTTAGGAGCTATTTGTCAAAGTGCATACAAAAAATGTGCGAGGAGTTGGGGATAAAGGAAAAGGTTGTTTATTATTCAGCGAGGAAAACATTTGCTCAAATGGCATCTGAATTAGGCGTTCCAGATTCTATTATCGATTATTGTTTGGGACATTCTGA